CGGCAGAGGGTTGGGGTCACGCGTATAAATAGGGGTGCGCGCCCGGGGCGCTGTGGGCATAGGGTAACATTAACCTATGCCCCAGCGCGCAGCCATGACAGCCTTTAGACTTAACACTCAGCGTGTCTTTTTGACATACGCGCAAGCGACGTTCGAAAAACAAGATCTCTTCGACTTCCTGGTTGCGCTAAGGACTAGTGACGACCACAATGGTATCGCCACTGCTAAGGTCCTTGTTGCTAAAGAATTTCATCAAGACCAAGGCACGCACTACCACTGCTACGTCGAGTTCGACCGCAAGATCAACGTCCGGAACGAACGTCTATTCGACTTCTCGGGTAAACACCCGAACATACAGACAGTCAGGTCTGTCAAGAACGTGGTCAAGTACTGTACCAAAGAAGACGAAGAACCGTTGGCCAACTTCGAGTACAACGTCCAAGAACGTACGGTCCTGGATATCCTTCGGACCGCGATCGCAGAAGGCAAGTCCATCAACGACGCTGTTGACGAGGCCCTCACCGAGGATCCGACCGCCCTTCGTTATTATTCAAACTTACACTCGTACGTGGCTGCCCGCGCAGTACAAGTCAAAGAAAAAGAACCCTTGTACCCGCTCGATGGATTCAAGATCTCCGTCGCCGACCGACTCCGTATCAACCGGTTCAAGTCGGACGTCGAGACAATGGAGCGAGGAGACCGAATGGGAGTCAAATCCCTGTGGCTCATCGGTCCTTCCCGTTTCGGAAAGACTGCTCTGGCCCGGTCCATCGGAAAACACTGGTACATGCAAGGAGTGTGGTGTGTGGACAACCTGTCCGATAGCGAGCACGTGTATGGAGTATTGGATGATATCCCTTGGGATTCGCTCAAGTTTCAGTACCGATCTCTCCTGGGTTGCCAGCGAGACGTGACGTACACGGACAAGTACCGCGCAAAGAAGACGTTCAAGATGGGATACCCGGTGATTGTGTGTACTAATGAGATGCCAGTGTTCACTGAAGAAGAAAGGAACTGGTTGAGGGTGAATGTGGAGTTCTATGAGATGCAAGGTAAGATGTATGGTGATGTGGAGGCTATGATGTGGTACATGATTAACCCGTAAGGGACCCAATATAACTTGGATCCCAGTGGATGATATATTAGATATAAAACAGACTTTGCAGCTTAAGCTTGGTCTCGCGAACCTAATCGCGTCGACGTAACCTAAAAGGCAAGCCCTACCGGGCTTGGGCTTGGTCCCGACAACCCTATACGCGTCGACGTTGTCCGGGTTAGGCTGCCGGGGGCAGCCTAACCCAGTAATCAGGCAGCGGCTACCGCCGCTGAGCTTGGTCCCGACTACGGATCTTGGACATCGAAGGAGGTAGCTGTACGCTTCTCGGGAAGCATATTGATCGAATACCTAACCATCTTTTGGACAGACAGGAATGCACCAGAAGACGTAGTCTCACCACCATTACGAATAGGGACACCTTGGAAATCAACAAAAAAACCATGGGTAATCTTGGACACGAACGAATTCCCACGCATCGTATTCATATTGATATACTTGGGACGAGAATCCTTCAACATCAACGAAAACTCTTCACCCGGCGACAACTGATACTTGGTACGGCGATAAATAGTAAAATGCTGAGTGAAAAGACGAGACTGGAACGGGGAAGCAACCAACATAGTGGGAGTGATCTGAGAATCCCACATGCCATACGGAGGAGCGATACCATCGTCACCCGTGCCTTCAACAGGCTGGGTCACCTCGGTAATACGACCGGCGAACCGGAAGCCTTGTTCGTAGAGGGACTCGAGAGTAAAGTCGGGAAAGGGGAAGTTGCGTTTGCACACCACTCGGTACACATTGACGAGGGCGGGTGTGGAACCGGTATTGCGAACAGTGAGCTCCATGGCGGCGCTAACGCATCGCATGGCGCGATTTCGGCGGTTGATATCGGGATAAGTTGGTCCGGCAATAGGATCGGCGATATTGTCCCATCCGATGGCGTTCTCGGCAGAACCCTCGCGGAAGAACTCTCGCCAATCGGCCTGGGGGTTATCTCCTTGAGATTCTCCATCGGACGTATGCAGCAAACACGCAAAATAAGCGCTTTGACCTTCGTTACATTCGCGCGTAAATTGAGCAAGCTTCGCGACATGCTTTGGGGTGGTGGTGTACCGCATGTAGCTATTAACGACTCGGCGCGTGAACTTTCGTGCTCGACGCCGACGGGCACGCTTTCGGCGATTGAGCTTACGCTTGGTATAATCGACCTTGAAATCATGCTGAGTAGTAAGCGGATTAACGGAGGAAAGGTTGGCGTTATTTTGAGCCTGGCGATTGTTGTTCTGATTGGGGCGGGTAACGCGACGTTGTGTGCGGCGGAGAAATCGTGAGGCTTCTCGTGCAGCAACACGGGTGAGAGCGGATCGCCACCCGGCACCGCGATTGCGACGTGTGATCAATGACATGGCGAGTACCTGCGCGGTTCCGAATTACCCGAAAGAGGATCGGCAGAGGGTTGGGGTCACGCGTATAAATAGGGGTGCGCGCCCGGGGCGCTGTGGGCATAGGGTAACATTAACCTATGCCCCAGCGCGCAGCCATGACAGCCTTTAGACTTAACACTCAG